TCAGTTAGATTATTTTCACCAGCTGCAATAGACATAGCAAAACGTGCTAGTTTTGAACCAGGATAATCAGCAGGAGCTTTTTTAACATGTACTGCTGGTGTGGCTGTTGCACTCACAATTGGCTGAGCCGTGGCAATAGTCATGCTTTCAGCTTGTTCTGCACGAGAAATTTGCGCTCCAAGACCATCGAATTCAGTTTGCATACTCTTAAAACTTGCAACTTCATCTTCTGTTAATTGTTCGCCAGCATTTTCTTTGTCAGCAAGAGTTTTTACGTTTTCAGCAATTAGCGCCTGCTCGCGGCGTAGTTCTTCAATGCGTTTTAGCATGGGGTTTACCTTCTTTTAAGTATAAAAAAAGGCCGCTAAATGCGACCTTGTGGTGGTTTACTCTGCCGCGAGGCTAGAGTTGTGATCGCATACGCATATGCGCAGCTTGGATTGAGATACTTTTCTGTGGTGTTGAAAGAGAATTTGCTAATATATTTTGTGATATTTGGTTGATAGCATCTTGAGGAGCTGCCATTCGATCCGCCAAACCTAATTCAATACCCTGCTGACCTTCAAAACAATCAGCTTGTGTTGCTATAACAGCTTCAGCTGTCATACCTCTATATTTAGCAACAGCATTAATAAATTTTTGATAAGTTGATTCAATATTGTTTTCTATGTGATCGCGCTCTTCTTCACTTAACTCACTATCCGGATGAAAATCAATTTTTCGGGCTCCACGATAAAACGAGTGAATTTTTACACCTTGATCTTGATAATATTGAGTTAAATCTAAACGCTTTGTATAAACACCAATTGATCCAACTCCACTTGTGTCAGAAACGATAATTTCAGTACATGCTGCAGCTATTAAATAGGCCCCAGAGAACGCATTAAAATTAACAACACAACGAATTGGTTTAATCTCGCGTGACTGATAAATAAACTCTGCTATTTCAAAAGCACCTTGAGCATTGCCGCCACCTGAATTAACATCAAGAATGATTTCTGTCACTCCATCATCACTTAAAGCTTGTGTAAGTTGAGTTCTTAACAACTCATAACTCATCATTTCATCACAAGCTTCAATGGCAAACCGACGAGGGACCAAAATTCCATGAACTGGAATGATAGTTAAGCTTTCTCCGTTTTCAGGATTACCAAGTTTTATTGATGAAGCCTTACCGGCTGACATTTCTTGATCACTATTTATATGATCAATTGCAGATCCTGCAATTTTATTTTGTAGAAATGAAGTGACCGTATCTGCAAGCTGAGCCGTTGCTAACAAAGGAACATTAAAAGCCATTTGCGCTATATGCGAATAGTTAATAATTTTGGGCGCTATTTTGTCATGCATAATATTTTTTCAACCTCTGCTATGCGCTCAGGTGAAGCGCTTTGTATATTGTTATGAACTTCTGAATTTTTAGAATCAATCATGTTCAGTGGTGTTAAATAAGTATCCCCACCAGCAACTGGAGGTAGGTTTTCTAATCGACGAATATCATTAACTGACAACCAACCCCATTGACGAGCAATAGCGTAAGCATCATAACGAGATTTCATATCACCACGAATTAAGCCGGCAACATTAAACTCGATAAAATATTCTTTGCGCTCTGATGGCAGCAATAAGTCTCTGCGCATTGCAGATTCCCATCGTTTAAGCCATGGCATTAAGCCAAATATCACATAATTTAATGATTGTTGTTCAATCGATTTGTAAGATTCACCAGCGCTTTCACTAAGCATTGATAAAGGAATTCCGTATAAACGAGATACATCAGCAACACCCAGTTTACGAGCTTCAATTAATTGCGCTTGATCGTTGTTCATTGCCATTTGTTTGTATGTCATGCCTTCTTGAAGCATGGCAACACTAAACATGTTTCGAATACCTGAATGCTTACCAACAAACGAATTGACTACTTTATCAATCCCGTCTTGTGTCTTAATTGCAGCTGCATCTTTGGGTCGTTCAATAACTCCTGATAAAGTAGTGCCATTTGAAAACACTTTTGATGCATGTTCTTCAACTGCTATAGCTAAACCAATAGCATCAGCACTGGTTTGGAGTGGCGATAAACCTTGAAACCCATCCATCGAGAACGCTTTAACATGGTGAACCATGCGCATTGGTAAGGTTTTATTCTCTTCTATTAAGTGGTAATAAGGTAAGCCATCGTTACCTTTTAAAACTGTAACTTTGTCACGATGAATAGGGATTAATTCAGTGATGTTTGCTTTATTATCACGCTCAATTAGAGCTATATGATTTCCGTTTAAACCAAGGAAACCTTGAGCCATTTCAAAATATTCAAAGCTTGAATCTTTTTGGTTTGGTTGGTTATGCAATAAATCATATAAGGGATGGTCAACCGCTTTAGTTTTCTGATCTCCTTCACGCTTGTAAACTTCACAAGGTAACTGAGCAACAGATTCGGCTAGAAGCGAAACAGCTCTACGCACGGCAGATAAACTCAACGCTGTTTTAGGATCCACAACAGTACCGGCTTTCGAATAAGCAGCACTGGATGAGCCAAACATGCTGAAATTACTAGCGCTATCGCTTGAACCAGTCCATAGACTTGAAAAAAACATATGTTATCGCTTCTTGTTTTTTAAGTTGTTGATCGCATTGGCGCGTGAAAGCAAAAATGAAAACAAAGTCAAAGTAGTGCCTAAAGTAATAAAGCCATACTCAGGCGCGATCAAATATGTTCCGTAAGACAATAAAAGAATCCCGACAAGGCCTACTAAAACACTGATAATATCTGTTAGCACCCTACTGCTCCTGTATCATAAATAGAATCTTCTTCTTGAGGTTCACGTTCTTGTAACATCGCCTCACCTATTGCCATCATTAAAGCGACAGCTCCATCTATTTTGTTAATTGCTTTTTGTTTAACAGGCCTAACAACATCATCGTTACCTGGTAAGTTTTTACCAATAACGTTTGATATGTTCCAAGTCATGACAGGGTTACCGTCATGATGAAAACGACCATTATTAATCGCGGCCTCGAGTTCTTTCATCGGGTCGCTTAAATTTGTATAGTTTTGCGTTACCGTGACAACATCTAAACCATCATCCATTAGGTGATGACCTAAGTTTGTTGCTCCATGAGGATCGAGTGGTATTTTTATGCTTGGTGTTTCTAAATGGCTTGCAACGATGTCTTCTTGGATTTCTCGATAATCAATTTCAGCACCATCGGTTGTGCTTAACACGCCAAGATTTATATATTTTTGGTAACGATCACCAAGTGATTTATTTTCATTATCAAACGCTGTGTCATACGGCACCCAAAATTGAGGTGATATGCAATACCAGTGCTTTTTACCTTTGATCGTTTTCCAAAAGATACGAGCCTTTGAGTTCATATCTAATTTACGGGCTAAATCGCAAGCCTGAACACAATCATCACCAATGAATTGATCAATACTTAATGTTTTATCTTCACAAGCTTTCCATTTTTCCATGTTGAAATAGGCTTCTTTAGCAGAAACCCACATGTTCAAATGTTTAGTTTTAAATCTATTGGTAAATCGAGGCCTTGATATTGCCTTTTGCTGCTGATTTAGTAAGTAATCTGCTTTAACCGAAACGCCATAATTAGGATTAGCTTTAATTAGCGCTTTTGGTGAAGTCCAATCATCTCCATCGTCAATCCCGAAGATCAAACCAAACAACGTATCGTCTTTCACGCCTTGAAGCATTTCGATAACTCGCTGCTCAAGGTCATAACACGGGCTATCAATATCAGTACCGGCTGTTGTGATAACCAACATCATTGGTTGTTCACGTGCGCCCATACCAGTATTGAAAGTATCGTATTGTTCATCACTTGGATGTTCGTGATACTCATCAACAATAGCTGTATGTGGACTAGCACCATCACCAGGCTGACCGATAACCGGTTCAAACACTGAACCATCAGACTTAACTAATTTTTTTGCATTTACTTCAATACCAAAACGTTTACGTAAGTTTGGTAGTTTTTGAACCATCAGCTTGGCTGGCTTAAAAACCTCCCAAGCTTGTTTTTCATTAGTAGCACCACAATACACTTCCGCGCCATATTCGTTATCAGCACAAAACCCATAAAGGCCTGCACCTGACGCAACTACTGACTTGCCATTTTTACGAGGAACTTTTAAATATAATTCACTAAATCGACGGTTGTTATCTGATTTTTTTAACCAACCCCAACCAACAGCAAAAAAGAAAAGCTGCCATGGCTCTAGCGTTATTTTAAGCTTTCGCCTTAGCCATTCACCTTTGGTATGAGGTAATTTCTGGAGAAACCTACATACCCGTTCACCTGCATCACGATCAAACTTATATTTAAAGTTTTTGTTTTTTTGTTTTTTTAAATCATCTAAATGCCGTTTACATGCAAGTATCGTTAATTTACATACAGGTATTTTTCCTGCTACAACTTCACGAGCATATTTGTTCGCAGCATTAACATTTGGGTAAGTAGACATTGATTAAAATTCATTAAACTCATTTTCTTCTTCTTCGCCCTTTCCACTTAATCCAGCTCCAACAACTCTTGAGCGTGACAAAGGATCTAATCCTAAAAGTGAACCAAGCATTTTTAACTGGCTAATTGCTATTTTATTCACGTTAACTGAAGGGTGAACTTTTTCACCACCGTCTGCAGTTTCAGAATAAAGACTATTCATCATGTCGTTTTGTGACTGGATCATCACAGAGAACGCATTACAGTAAGCAAGCAGTATTGGTAAATCTTCACGCGACAATGTACCGCGAGAAATCATTATCTTGCTTTGAGTTTTCCAAGTATTAACAGAATGCTCATCTCGACATTC